TTAACTTTAGAAAATTAATGCCGCCTTTTACATTGTTTGTTACCAGGCGGCATAATTTGTGGTCCTTCAAGCAAACTTTGAAAGGAACTATTTAACCTGAAAACGAACCCTAAATTTGTTTTAACTCCGCTCGGAACGGACACGGTAAAGTACACCGCATTCTTTATCCTGTCGCTCTCGTTCTGCAATCTTGGCATCGATTTGAGGTGTAGTCATGTTTCGCGTTTCATTAATACGTTGCTGATAGGTTTTCCTTCCGGGACGTGGTGGATCTATGTTGTACTTCCTGGCCCTTGTGTCCGACCTATCAGCCAGATCGCGATAAAAACTTTTCAAAGACATAGCTTTATCCTCCTTTTTATTATTATACATTTAAATATATTATCATACACGGGGCATTCCTAGAGGCGTTTTATGGCAAAAAAGAACAAAAAGGGCAATATAAAAATTAATTTGGGAGAAAAAAATGTCAACACTAGATGAAGTTCGCGCAAAATTTAATGAAAAATCTGTTGAATGGTTAAAAAATTGCCTGACTGAACTTAACTGGACACCACGAGAACTTGCAAAACATATTGATGCCAATAACATATACCTATACAAAACAATTAACAGGATATTAGAGGGGGAAGTAAAAACACCACAATTAAATACTCTCCATAATATTGCTGATGTTTTAAGAAAAGAAGAACAAATTACACATGAACAAATGCCAATAAGTGAAGAAAAACTGGCAAAATATTGGCTTTTTTATACCATTACAGGGAATAAAATTATTAAAATTGTTCCTATTCAAAACAAAAGAAAAACTCTTTGGATTTTGGGCTCATATACTGGTTTGTCAGAAAAAGAAAAAAAAATTGCTGAAAATATTGTGAATACGTTACCATCAATGCTGATAAGCGCTGGCATTCGTGTTGTTGTTGGGGATTCGACAATGCTAAGAGAATTTATCTACAATTGCAGAGATGCCCATAATCAAACAAAGGACATGGTACCTAATCCCATTATGATATTCGGTAGATTACGAAAAAGAGATTTGCGGGCTTTATTTGAAGATACTATTAATAACGTTCCGGATTTAGCACTTTTAATTGGCGGAAATGTAGAAAGAGGTAGAGTAAAGGAAGAATACGAATGCTCAGTAGAAGCAGGTATTCCAATAATTTGTATACCTGCGACGGGAGGAGTAGCGAAACAAGTAAAGACTGTTGCAGAGAAAGCAAGACATCTTTTTAACATTCTAAACGAAACAGGAAAAGATGTTGATGCTGGTGATTTAATTACTGCGATATGGGAAGCCATAAGGGCTCATATACGACATCAATAAAAATAAACATACAATCGTAAATTGGATATCCTCCCACCAAAATCATACCTACCCCCCATCATCCCCCCGCCAGCACTTCCGCGCGTACCCCCACCTGTTGGCGCCAGCGGGAGTCCAGCATTTCGGCGGTGGCTGTTGTATAATCGCGGTTGCGCAGCGCCCGCAGCATTCGTTTAAAGCTTTTAAATCCGTTCAGTCCGGGATTAAACACCATCCATGCGGCGCCGGCGTTATCACAAAAAAAATACCAGATATCTTAATATTATCCTGTTTGACAGGTTAAACAGTTAGATTATAAAAAAAAGAGTGAAATTCTACTTGTAAATCAAAAAAAATATATTTAGCTTGAACTATATATGGAAACCAGAGTATAATATCTAAACATTGAAAAATATTATTTTAGCGTCTATGTATAGTTGGCCGAAAGGTCAAAAAAGATACGAAAACCCATAACTTTTGCCGTAGCGTCCAATACGGCGAAAAAATGCTTGATAACAGGAAAGGATATACATCATGGGAGACAAAGGCGGAAAGAAAGATAAAAACAAAAGTCAGAAACAGAAGAAAAGTAAACAGGACAAAAAAGCAAAAGAAAAGCAAAATAAGCAACCGAAAAGAGCCTCGTAAGCGGCAGCAGTATTCAAATACGTCAAGACCAGAATTTGTTGGCCGCATTCAAATTTGCAGGGTGGGTCTCGTCCCACAAAATCGTGTTGCATGCATATTATTGTATCAAAACTATTTTTTAAAATTTTTACCCCGGAAACGTTCCGTCATTATGTAAAAATATTGGGATAAATCCCTCTCTACATCTTTTACCTGAAAATCAGCGTTATCCATTAATCAAACAAATCAATGGTTCAGACAATCTCCCCCCTCATCCTCTCCGCCAGTGTTTCCGCGCGTTTTCCCACCTGCTCGCGCCAGCGACTGTCCAGCATTTCGGCGGCAGCTGTGGTATAATCGCGGTTACGCAGGGCGCGGAGCATTCGTTTAAAGCTTCTCCCCTGGTTCCCAATCTCCAAATCCCAATTGATTCAAATCTCTGATTTTCAAAGAAATCAGAGATTCCTGCACAAGCCCGTTCATAATATGGAGATTAGGAAAGAGAAAAAAAAAAATATTCATATTATTTAAAAATTAAACAGACGCTAAATTTAATTTTTAGTCTTGTAAGCTGGTAATTTAAGGGTGTTTTTACAATAAAAAACGGGGAAATATTTTATCTTTAAAACGGAAATTGTTTCCGTTTTGGTTACTCAAAAAAATAGTTTATTGCGTGCTTGATAATTTTTTCCACATCTGTTTTAAGTATGTCGTTAGTCCCCTGAGAATGTTTATATAGGCTTAAAAAAACAAGTGTCTTTTTTTCAGGTATATAAGCAAACCAAATCCTTGCATTCCCACTTTTCCCGGCATTATTGTCGACTACCCATCGGGAATAATAAATATAACATTTATAATTATAACAAATTAATTCGTATCTCAAAGTGGCCATAATACCATTGCGGACAATAAACTTTTTAAATTCGCATAAATTGTCTTCTGCTGACCGGTGCTTCTTTAAAATTTTTTTTAAATCCTTAAGATAATTTGGAGATTCTAAAATACTGCATCCTGAAAAATCAACCCTGTCTGAACGCCCCATAAGCCCTTTTTCTAATTGTCGTTAAAAAAAGCTTCTTCGGTACGATGAAATGCAAGCGCGTAAGGTACATGTTCATCCCGTTTTGTTATAGCCCATGGTGTTTCGTTGTGCGATGCTTTTGCCAAATCAGTGCCCGAAGCTTCATACCATTTTTTTATAACAGAATTTATTGTGTCGATTTCATCGTTGGTGAATACACTTAAATCCGGTGCTTTAAGAGGCTGAATCAGCTCTTTGTCGTTAGGATGTTTTGTTTTAATACTGACGATCTGTATCTGCCCCTCTTTTTCCAATACATTTAGTTGGTGCCAGTAATCGTCGGACACAGGCCCCAGTTCTCTATTAAAATATTCTGCTCCTGATATAGACTCGAGATATTTTTCAAAATGATCAAAATCCATATAATATAACAATTTTGCCATTTTGACTTTGCCGGTTGTTCCCGGCTTGCAGTTCTTTGCAAAATACAAAATAGCATTATGGTACTTTGCTAATTTATTTGTATCGTTAACGGTATACATTATTCCTCCCCGCTTATCATACTCCTTTTTATTTTTAAATAATAAAAACAAAAATTATGCCTAAAATTAGTTTTGTCTTTTTATAACAATTCTTAAATTTTGATTATTTCCATGCACCCATTGAAGATTTAGAAGCGTTTTTCGACAGAACAGAAATAGTTCACTTCACAGTTGTAAAGCGAATAATATAGTATACAAAAAAATTCAGCTTTTGGCAACATATTTTTCATTTTTTTCAAGATTTTTTAATATTTTATAAAACAATCCCAACCCAAATACAAGCGCTTCCGGGATTTTTTTTTGCTATGATATGCTTGTAAGTGAATTGTCAAAGTTGTCAAAATTTTCTGGAATATTGTTTTTTAACATAATCGTTGTGTGTATCTCATCCCACCAAAATCATATTAACTTCTCTCCCCCCTCATCCTCTCCGCCAGCGTTTCCGCGCGTTTTCCCACCTGCTCGCGCCAGCGACTGTCCAGCATTTCGTCCGCGGCGGCGGCATAGTTGTAGTCCTGCAGGGCGCGGAGCATTCGTTTAAAGCTTTTGAATCCGTTCAGTCCTAAATTAAACACCATCTCCACGACAACCTCCTGCCGTACTTCGTCAAGCGAATCGAAACAGGGCAGCGCGGCCCGCGCGCCGGTTATGGCGTCTTCCACGTCATGCCGCAGCAGCAGTTCGAGCACGTCGTCCGGCAGCGGCTTGTTTTCGAGATTGTGCCCGTAACCGATGGTGAGTTTTCCTTCGCCGTCACGATACGGCAGATTGCGTTTGCCCTCGTGCCGTTTGATCGAGTTGATCAGTCTTGTTTTGTTCATGCCGCCCCCTTTTTAATAGAGTTCAAACTGCATAAAATTGCATCGCGCATATTAAAAAAAAACGGAACTAAATTGAAACCATGTCGTTTCATATAATGAGGTTTCATGTTAGCCCTCCTCAAGAAGAACCACCCGAAGTGACTTGTATTCGGGTGGTTTTTCTATTTAATGCCGTCCGTAATAAATATCCTCGAGGGTGGTCGCCGCGTAGCCCGTCTCGGCGGACAGGTCCCGGCAGGCCTGCTTGACATAATCCCGAATGCCCGCATTCCACAGCTTTACGGAGCGGTCATAGATCAAACCGCGCAGTCTCTCATGCCGTTTTTCCGTACTGGCCCGTTTACACACAACTACCTCCCTTCTCCTATCCAGGATGTTTTGTTCCAATCCGAACCGGAACGCGGATAAAACGTATTCAGCATCGCGTCCAGTCTGTCCGGCGATCTGCCCAGCCGGGCGATAATTTTCTCCTTTGGCTCGATGATGATCTTTCCATTCGACAACACATAAAACTGCGGCTCGCAGATCTCCTGCGTCAGCAGGTCGTCCGGCGGCAGGGCCAGCCCGGCCTCCAGCGCCGGGTCCAGGGCGTCGCGCAGGGCCCAGTGCAGGTACGCCCGCATGTTGGCGAACTCACGCTCACCGGAGGCGTCCGTCAAACCCGCCGCGCTCTCCGAACCCTTGACGCTGACGACGTTGACTCCCTGCTCCATCAGCCGCGAAAACACCCCGGCCCCTTCACCGATGGTGTCGATAAACGCGTTGTCCTCCTCGACCCGCAACTCGTTTTTGATCAATCCCGCGATCCGCATGTGATCCGTTTTCGCGAATGTCTTCACATCATCGATCACGCTGCCGAACCGCCAGGCAAAACAGGAGCTGTCGCGTCCCATGCCGGCGACGTCCACGCCCAGTCTGAGGTAATTTTTACGCGTCTCGACCCTGTCCAGCGTCTCCCAGCGCTGCCGGGCCGCCTCGATCCAGACCAGCGGCACAAGCTGTGTGTCCGCTTCTTTTGGGAACTGACCCAGCACCTTGACCCGGAACAGGTCGTTGGGCCGGTAGCAGTGGCCGCGGAACATAAAATCCATCTGCGCGGCGTCGCGTTCGCCCTTATCGATGATCCGGCACCACTTTTCGATCTTTTCCGCCACCCAGGGCTCATCCACCTGCCCGGGGATGAGCACCCGTTTCGCCCGCACGTTCACCGCGTCCAGACTGCTGAGCTTGAATTTGGCATAATGCGGACTTTTGACGCTGTTGTACGCCTCTCCGGCGGTACGCACCGGGTTAAAGATCAGCAGCAGTCTGGAGTTGCCGGTCAACAGCCCCTCGATGGCGTCAAAGGTCTCCTGCGCCAGTCCGCTGGCCTCGGTGACCACGACCATGATGTTGGGACTGTGATAGCCGGTCCACGCCTCGACCGCCTTGTCCCCGGCCTTGAAACCCTCAAGGAACCAGTCCGGCTCGCCGTCGAATTTGATGCGCGTCGCCGTGACCGTTCCCCCCAGCGGTATCCGCGCCCGGCTATGGATGCGCGCGATCTCGGTCATCATGATCGACATCACCTGGCGGCGCGTCGGCGCGGTGTTAATGACCTTGCACGGATAGTTCAGGTACAGAAAACACAGCGACGCCACCGCCGCGGTATAGTCCTTACCGCGCGCGTGCCCGGAGCGAACCGATACCCGCCGGTTGTGCTGTAAAGCACGGATGATCTGCCGCTGCTGCCGGTCAAGCCGGATGCCCAGTACGTCGCGTATGAATTTGTTCCAGTCGTTCCGCCAGGATAAATACAGTTCCCTATCGTTTTCCGGTGTCCGCATGCTGCCCCTTGACCAGCTCGGCAATTGTTTGCGCATCGTTCTTTTTCGTCCCTTTGGCCGCGTTGATCCCCAGAATGGCGCACCTTTTGTTGATGCACCACTGGATGCCCTGCAGGAACCGCGGATTGCCGTCACAGCCGCTTTTCCCGGATTGGCCGGTCCCGTTTTGCTCCCCGTCGCGCAGGGATTTCTTCCAGGAGGTCCAGTACTCCTCCTCCAGCCGGTCGATCTTGGCCAGTTCCCGCTTTTTGGCTTCGTCAAAGTCCATCAGCGCGGACTTTTGCCAGGCCTGACGCATTTCTTTCAGATACCGGTTCACGGTCGGCTGACTGATACCCAGTTCGGCGGCGATGTCACTCTGGCTGCGGTTGGCGTACAGGTACAGCTCGGCCACACGTTTCATGGTGCCGGCCTTTTTACAGGCCTTGTTGGAACAGATCATGCGACGTTGGCCTTTCCCTGAGACTCGAGCCCGGCGATGATGCGGTCGCTTTCCAGGTAATCGTCGATGTAGCGTTTTTTGGCGCGCTCGAACTCCGGAACCGAGAACGGCGGCACCCAGCACCAGCGGTTGTCGTCTTCGCCGGGACGGTCATCCATCTCCGCGGGACGAAACACGCACCGGCGCATGTCCCTGATGATCTGCAAAAACGTCCGGTAAGTACAGACCTGCCGGTCCGCCCGATCGAGACGAAAATACAGACCACCGTTGTTTTGTCTGATGATCTTCATCATTTACCCCTTTTTTTTGTCACGCATCTATAGATGCGTTCAGGTTAACTACTTGCGCACAGCGCGGCTCAGGAACCGGATTTTAACAGAAACCTTCGGCTGCCCGGACTCGTTTGCGAATACTTTT